TTTCATGCCCGGCCAGGCGTCGGCAGAAGGAGCACAAGTGTCCAACCCAGTTATTCACACCCTCCGCGACGTCGACGGCATGGCTGTCATCGGCCGCACCCGCCACGACCTGATGGGCATCCGCTACGAAGACGGCGAAGGCGGCAACACGCCCGCCCCGCCCGCGCCTGACGCCGCAGCAACCCCAGCGGCACCGGCAACACCCGCTGAGCCCGTCACGCCCCCAGCAGCGCCCGCTGAGAACGTCGCCGACCTCCCCGCGTGGGCACAGAAGATCATCACCGAAACGCGGGCGGAAGCGGCCGACAACCGGGTCAAGGCGAAAGCTGAAACCGACCGCGTCAACGCGATTCTCAAAGCGGCGGGCATCCAGACGGAGGAACCCGACCCGGCCGCTCTCCTCACCCAGTCACAGGCTGACGCAGCCGCGTCGAAGCGGGAGCTCGCCGTGTACAAGGCTGCCAGCGCAGCCGGCGCGGACCCCTCGAAGCTCCTCGACCGCGCTTCGTTCCTCACTTCCATCCAGGCCATTGACCCCACGGATGGGGCAGCGATCAAGGCGGCCATACAGGCCGCGGTCGCCGCCGACGCAACCCTCAAGGCAGCCCGGGCGGCTGGCGCGAGCGCAATCGACGGACCCGGCGGGACCGGGGAAGCCGGGCAACTCACCGCTGAACAGATCAAGAACATGACGCCGGAGCAGATCGTCGAGGCCGACAAAAAGGGCCTCCTCCGCAACTACCTCGCGTCCTAGCCCCCGAAAGAGGCAACCATCATGGCAATTCTCCATTTCAAGCCGGAAATCTGGAGCGCGCGTCTCCTCGTCGCGCTCCGCAACAAGCTCGTGTACGGCGGCCCCATGGTCGTCAACCACGACTACGAGGGCGAGATCGCGCAGGCCGGCGACACGGTCCGCATCACGTCCATCAGCCGCCCCACGATCAACACGTACGTCCCCGGCGTCACGTCGATCAACCCGGAACAGCTGACCGACGCGCAGCGCACCCTCGTCATCGACCAGTCGAAGTACTTCGCGTTCGAAGTCGACGACGTCGACGCCCGCCAGGCGAAGGGCAACGTGCTCCCGCAGGCCGCGGACGAGGCCGCGTACGCGCTCGCGAACGTGATCGATACGTACATTGCGTCGTTCTACACGGGCGCGCAGACCGCGAACGTGCTCGGCTCCAGCGGCGACCCCATCGCCGTGCAGGCCAGCACGAACTCGAAGGCGGCGTACAACAACGTCCTCGTGCCGCTGCGCACCGCCATGTCGAAGGCGAACGTGCCCGTCGACGGCCGGTACGTCATCGTCACCCCCGACTTCTACGGGGCGCTCCTGCAGGACGACCGGTTCATCAAGGTCAACGAGTCCGGCGACGGCGGCGACGCCCTCCGCAACGGTCACGTCGGCCGCGCCGCCGGGTTCGAGATCTTCGAGTCGAACAACGTCCCCGTTCCCACCGCCGGCGTGGCCGCGATCACCGCGGGTGTGCAGTCCGCGATCAGCTACGCCGAGCAGATCAACAAGACCGAGGCGTACCGCCCGCAGGACAGCTTCTCCGACGCCATCAAGGGCCTCGCCCTGTACGGCGCCAAGCTCGTCCGCCCGGACAGCATCGTCGTCGCCAACGTCGCGGTCTCCTAGACCGCACCGAACCTGAACAGGAGATAGAACTATGGCACGCACCGCAGTTCCGTACAGCAATGCCGTCATCAACGGCAGCCTCGCCGACCCGGCAGGCACCGCCGTCACCGCCGGAGTGGGGAACGGTGGCCAGATCACCGGTTCCTTCCCCGAGGAGACCTTCCTCCGCGTGGTCGGTTCCGGCACGGCCGGCAACGTCACCGTCAAGGCCGGCACGCAGCCGCTCGCGATCGCATCCGGGCAGGGTGACCTCACCGTCGCCGTGGGTGCGTCCGCGACCGTCTGGGTGGGGCCGATCGAGTCGGGCCGGTTCGTCCAGTCCGACGGTTCCCTCATCGTGGAGGCCACGCAGGCCGCCACGATCACCGCGTTCAAGGTGCCCCGCCACTGATGGTTGACAGCATCCACGTTCTCGGAGAGGGGGGCGCCATCTTCAAGATGGACCTCCCTCTCCCGGAAGCGATCGCTGACCGCCTGACGAAGGGTCACCTGCGGCAGGTGAATCCCGACGGTTCACCCATCGATGAGTCGGAGCGCCCCACCGGTGTTCCTGGCACCCCGGACAAACGCCCGACCGTGAACGCCCCGAAGGCCGACTGGGTTGGTTGGGCGGTTCACGAGGGCATGAAGCCCGACGACGCGGAAGCCGCGACGAAGCAGGACCTCATCGAGAAGTTCGGGACGGACCCGGTCAAGACCGAAGAGGAATCCGCCGCTGCAGGTACGCCGACCGAGTAACTCCCTGGCGGGGTGACCATCGATCACCCCGCCAACACCTCAAGGAGGGCGCACCATGTCGATGTACTACGGGTCAGGCTTCGGTGACGCTGCCATCCCCACCGCCTATGCCACCCGCGACGACCTCGCGACGTGGATGGGCGCGACCGCCCCGGTGAATGCGGACGTGCTACTGCGTTCCGCGACCACTCTCGTGTACGACGCCACGGAAGAGGCCTACTACACCGTCGACCCGACCACTGGGTTGCCCACCGACACTCAACTCCTCGGCGCTCTCCGAGACGCCACGTGCGCGCAGGCTGCCGCGTGGGACGCCATCAAATACAACCCCCTGACGGGGGGTGTGGTGACCGCGTTGGTGAAGAAGTCGAAGAAGATCGGTTCGGCCTCGTTCGACGTTGCCGGCGCGGATGTCGCCGCCGCATCTCAAGCGGCAGCCGCCGGCGAACTCGTGCCGGAAGCGTTGCGGATCCTGCGACGCAACAACCTGGTCGGGAACGGACCGTACGCACTGTGAGCGCCGACGACCTCGAAGAGTTCTACGTCCACACGGTGACCGTGGAGCCGTTCCTGGGCACGTCCGGGTACGGGGAAGACCTGTTCGCACCCGCCGTCACGTTGTCCCCCGACACGGACAATGGTGTGTTCCTCGACGACTCCCGCCACCTGGTGCGTGACGCGACGGGTGAGCAGGTCGTGTCCGAATCCACCTTGTACACGTACCCGGCTGCTGCGGCCCTGTTCAACCCGGGAGCGCGAGTCACGGCGAATGGTGTGGTGTCGCGGGTGATCCGGTCGAACCTGAACGATTCCGGCACCCTCGACCTGCCCGACCATGTTGCCGTCAGCCTGAAGTAGACGCACCATGGCCATCGACTACACGTACGACCTGAACTTCGACGCCATCACCGCCCGCCTTGTGGAGCACGCACCCGGCGCGATCGTGAAAGCGCTCGAGCACATCAAAACCGTGGTCACCCCGCTCGTGCCCGTGGAGACCGGGAACCTTGTCGGCTCGGGTGGTGTCACCGCTGCCGGGTTGGAAGGGCAACTGTTCTACCCGGGCCCGTACGCGTTGTATCAGCATGAGGGCGTCTACTACCGGCACGGCAGGTTCGGTGCCCCGTTGACGCACACGCACGGCCAATCGTTCTTCCTCTCCATTCCGATGGTGACCGAGAAAGATCGGGCGTTGCAAGTCGTTGCGGATGAACTGTGGAGGTGGCTGTGACCGTCACAGAAGACATCCTCACCGGGGTTGCAGAGTTGATCGCTACTGCGGGTATCGGTGTTTGGAATCCCGATGGTGTGTATGCGCTCACCGATACCGGGATTTTCTTGAAGACGATGCCTGACGGTACCGGCATCCCCGACAGGGTGATCACACTCAACTTGATCCCGGTGACCGCGAACGTGTCGATCCCGTTCGGGTCATGGTTCCTGCAAGTCGCGTGCCGTGGTGTGCGCAATAACCCGCTCGACGTGGACCGTATCGCGGACCCTATCTTCGACGTGCTGCACGGGCTCACCGACATCACCTTCGGCGCGTCGCATCTCACCC